ACTTGTTAAAGCTTGCTTCATAGCTGTCATTACGTGGTATCTGTTTTCTTCTCTTTCGTACATTTCTTCTGTAATCTCATCTACTCCTAGATGTTTAAGAAGTGACTGATATTGATTGACAAAAAAGTTCATCTTACGTATTGCACCCTGTACAGAATCTTGTGCATTAATAGAGTGTGTTTGTAGTTCTAATACTTCTATCTCTAACATCTCTCTTTCAAGATCATCTTGACACTCAAGTAACTTACGCTGCTTCATCTTTAGTTCTACAGCTTTCTTTTGCATTCTAATGTGAGCTTCTTGTAATGCATTCTTTGTTTTATTTACTTCTGCTAATGTATGTTTAATAGAACGAACAGGAGTAATAGCAGTAACATCAAGTGTTACACCCATAAACTGTGAGTGTGACTTATGAAAGTTACTAGATGCTTCTTGTATAACAGGCATTTTTTCATCTATGTTCTTCAACATAGTTTTATATTCTGGTTTTACTTCAACCAAAGCATTTTGTATATCTTTTACGACTAAATCAGTTTTCAAATTATTCACCATTTAATGTTGTTAAATCATTCCATATTTTTGTAGCATGAGTTGCAGGTACAAAATCTTCTTCACTACCATCTGATGCTATTTGTTTCCAACCATTACCATCACTTACACTTGTAAGATATGTAGTCAAAGCATCTTTACTTGTAATCTCACCTTCAGAGCTAGATATATCTGCTCCATCATCTGCAATCCCAATCATTATATAATCTCTTGGACTTGCTGTGCTATCTTTAACAGGATACATACCACCTGTTCCTTGAGATACACCAAACTTTAGAAAGGTTGGTATTGTACCCTCTGCTGTTAATCTATATTTTACTACTTTATAAGCCATTAGTTCTCCTATGAAGGTTTAGTAGGCCAATCACTATCTGCCAAGTGAGGCCAGTTAGAATGCTTTGATAAATCTCTTAGAGCTTGCCTATAAGTTTTCATGTTGTCTGCCATTGTTACATCTGAAAGACCAAAGTAATCTGTTTCTGCAAGTAAAACAGTTCTTTTATTTCTATTTTCTTCAGCTACTCTTGCATCTACACTTGCTTTATGAGCGGCAGTTTGAGTTTCTACAGTTACAGTCTTACCATCAGAGTCTGTATAATCACTATAAACAGGACCTACTTTATACTTAGTGTACCACTTACCATCAGTTTTATATTCTACTCCATCATCTACTACTATTTGATAAGGTGGTGTTAGTGATGGTCTTTTACCTTCAAACACAGGATCAAGTTGATTATGTTCCATAAACTCTGTGGTCAAAGGTTGTGGTGGTCTTTTAGATTTATTTTCTGTTATCCAAGTAGTATCTGTCATTACCCTACCTGTGCTTCTATCTCGTACCCAACCCATTATTATCTCCTATGCTGCTATTGCGTAAAACATATAACTACCAGTAGTAAATCCACTAGCTATTTGAAATCCACTATTAAGTGGATCAATGTAATCTTGATTTGTAACTTCTGCTGCTGTTGAATTCATTGTCAGATATCCATCATTTCCAGAAACTAAACCTCTTTCAGTATCCCAAATATACCAATCACTAGTAGAATCTGTTCTTTTAACAAGCACCCATCTTGAACCAGAACTAAATCCACAATCTACATCTGTGCTTGAGCCATTAGTATGACTAAATGTTCCTACTTTACTAATTCCTGCAAGGGTTGCAAATAAATAAGCAACATGATTATTAGTGTTTTTATTTACACTATCATGAGTTCCAACAGTAAAAACAGTGGATGTAGGTGCAGTATCATTCCAAAAAGTATTATCATCAGCAGTAGCAGCATCAGAATTTAATTTTAAATAATCTGTTGCATCTCCATAATAAACACCCCAATCTACTCCATATCCAGTCGTATTTTTTACCCAAATCATTTCTGGAGTTACACCTAAATTATGATTTTCTGTCTTTGCACTGCCTGTTCCCACGTAAGTAACTACATCAAAAAACTTTGGTGCTCTTCTCCACATAAAAGCATAATAGGTTGAACTATCTACTAAATTAACACCATCATTATGAGCATAATCTTGACCACTATCTCCCCCTTCTAAACTACCTGCATTATCTACAAGTAATTTTTTGTTTCCAAGTATTCTGCTAGTTAAACGAACATTACCACCTGCTGTGGTCGGATTTATTGCCATGTCAACAGGAAAAGTAGTTGTATAATTTGGAGTACCAGAATGACGTTCATCAACTTCAAATACACTAGCTCTACTTGTAGGTGTTTGCATTGGTCCTCTGCGAATAGCCATGTATATGTAAGTTGAATTATTTGTGTTTGCATCAGAACCTGTATTTTTAATTTGAAAACCAGTTGAGTTTACCTCAAGCCAATCGTTAGTATAATTTTCAGCATAAGTTCTATTTGCATAAAGTAAACCATCATTTGATCCTGTATAAATACCTCTAATAATATCATGTATATGCCAACTGCCAGTATCATCAACCTTTCTATACATTATCCACTGAGGTTCAAATCCTAAATTAACTATCGGCCCAGTAGTAGAACCATTACCAGTATAACTACCACATTGTATTATACCATCAGAAGAGGTATCATGTCCAAAAAGATAGGCAATATAATTTTCACCATTAGCATTAACTGCATGATCTGTTCCAACAGTAAAAACACTGGAAGTAGGAGCAGTATCATTCCACCAATCAGCACTATCAGCTGCTGCTGCTGTAGCATTCAATCTAAGATACTTATCTTCTGGTGCAGAACTATCTGAAGCTCTGTGATAAACTGCCCAATTGTCAGATTGATCCCTATTTTTAATCCAAATCATTCCGGGAACAGAACCTAAAGAATGTGAAACTGTACGAGCAGAACCCGTTCCAGTATAAGTTACTACATCAAAAAACTTTGAAGCTTTTCTAAATGTCCAACTAATATAGTCACCTCCAACTGTACCTTGACCTGCAGTAAATCCATTTGAATTAAATGCCTGTATTCCATATACACCGGGATCACCTTGAGCATTAGCAGAGTCTGTATAAATTACTTTATCCAAACCTCGTACAGTATCTTCTATAGAGTTATTTTCTGCTCCATCTCGTCTACGATACCAAACCATTCCACCTTCACCAGATAAATCAATTCCATTAGTAATGGTCTGTGAACTACTACTTCCTGTATAAGTATAAACACTAAATACATTTTCTACAAAACTAGAAGGATTAGTATTACCCGGAGTAGGCCAAAGACCTTGCTTGTTAAGAGCTTGAGCTTCTTCTAGTGTCCATACTCCCGGAGCAGAAGTATCTTCATAATTATTAGCAGGAAGAACTAGTGATTCATCTTTAGTAATTAATCCACCTAAGTATCTTGTCATTAACCTATTCCTCCATGTACATTAGATGTAGCACCTAGTTGTTGTTTAGCCGTATCTAAATCTCCAAAATCTTGTGCATCACCTGTAGTAGCAATAGTAATATATTGAATTACATTTTGTTCAGCAGAATTATCTGTTCCCCCACCAAACAATCCTCTAGTTTTACTTGAAGCTCCTGCCATAGTAGATTTACCACTTAATAAATCTCCAAAGTCTGTAGTGCTACCTGTAGTAGCTATTGTAATGTATTCAATTACATTTAAAAAATTTGTACCAGAAGTTGCACCACCACCAAAAATACCTCTAGTGTTACTAGAACAACCTGCAGGATTTTTATTGTTAGAACTTAAATCACCAAAGTCTGTAGCATTACCTGCAGTATCAATGGTAAAATAACTAATAACATTAGAAAAACTACCTGTATTTCCACCACCAAATATACCTCTTGTTGTGCTAGAAAAACCACAATATTGATTTCTTCCTATAGTATCATCTGCAAAGTCAGTAGCATCACCTGTTGAAGCTATTGTTATATAATCTATTACATTAAGATAATTACTTGAAGCTCCTGCTCTAGGACCTATGATACCTCTAACACTGCTAGAACAAGCACCTAAAAAATAACCAGAAGCAGTTAAATCTCCAAAGTCTTGAGCATTACCTGTAGTAGCTATGGTAATATAATCTATTGTAGCTGAACCATCTGTTCCTGTAAAAATACCTCTAGTGCTAGATGCAAGACCTGCCAACCCTGTTCTATTAGCAGTTAAATCTCCGAAGTCTGTAGCATCTCCTAGTGTTGAAGGAGATACATATTGAATAACATTTTGATTATTGTTTCCTCCTGCAAAAAGTACTCTTGGTTCAATATATTGTTGCCACCTATTACCTTTAACAGCCACACCTTGTTCTTTTAAATCCCACACTCCAGAATAATTAGGCACTAAGATAATCCTCCATGTCCATTACCAGTTGATCCTAAACCATAAATAGCTGCAGCTAAATCACCCCAATCAGTTGCATTACCAGTAGAAGCTATTGTAATTTGACTTATAGCATTAGTGGGAGTATAACTTCCATCTGTACGACCACCTGCAAATACACCTGTAGTCTTATTAGAAGTGCCTCCTAAAGTTCCTACTATAGAAGGTAAATCTCCAAAATCTGTTGCATCACCAGTACTTGCAATTGTAATGTAGTCTAACTCATTTACAAAATAAGGCGATCCACTTCTTTGACCACCTCCAAATACACCTCTTGTATTAGAAGAAGCAGCACCCATATGTCTTTTATTTGATGATAAGTCACCGAAGTCAGTAGCATTACCAGTTGATGCAATTGTTATATAGTCCATAACATTTAAATAGGTAGAGCCATCAGGTGTACCACCTCCAAATACTAGTCTAGTAGTACTAGCAGTTGCTGCTGTAAGTCCTTTAGATTGTGTTTG